AGGCAGCGTTGCGGGAAGTCACCGGCGTCTTTAGTGCCAACGTAATCTTTGAACTGCTGGAGCGTCACTGCCATGATTTTGCCTAGGCGGTTACGTCGAGCTTGACGATTGCGCCGAAGCGTGGGATTGCAACAGCCATGTAACCGTAGATTGAAACACTGTCGGTTAGCGTGGTGATGTCGCTGTCGGTTAGGCGAACGCTTCCAGACTCCATCGAGAGAAGTGCAGCCGAGTTTGCCATGTAGACAACGCCCGAAGCCAACTGTGGGTCAACGATCACTGGTAGACCGAATACCGAGCCAGATAGACCAGGGATGTTAGCCGAACCGATGGTGTTGCTTCCGTCGCCGTTTAGCGATAGAACCGGGCGACCGTCTCCTGCTGCAACCTTGACGATGTTCACGTAAGCGTCTGGCGCTGCGAGGATGAACTCTGGGCGTAGACCGCTGTTGGTGAAGATGTAAGATGCACCGTTGGCGATACCTTCAGCAAGTGACGAGGCGGTCTGGCCGTCTGCGTCGAAAGTCTTGCCACTCCAGTTCTGAGCCGAAAGCACAGCGACCATGCGTGCGTTGGTTGCGGTTGCGTACTGAATGGCTAGGCCCTCGAATACTGCGTCCAGGGTGTTGATCTGTGAACGCTCAACGTACTGCTTGGTGAACGAGGTGTAACCACCGTAGGTCTGCACGTCAGCCGAAACAACTTGGAAGGTTAGGTTACCGAATGATAGTGCTTCGCCTTCAGGGTCTTGCTGACCAACTGCGAGGGTGTTGCTGTTGATTTTGGCGTATTCAACGGTCACACCGGTCGCTGGCAACGCTGCGCGCGAGAATGCGTTCAGGGTTGGGCGGTTGTTGGCGATAAGGGTGTTGATGTAACCGAAGTAAGGTGGAACGATACCTGCGTCAGCCGAAGTCGAAGCTGCGCGAGCGGCCTCAACTGCGTCGGTGTCGCCGGTGGCTAGTCCCTTTGCAAAAGCACCGATTGAACGGAACTTTGAACCTGCTGGGGCAACTGGAGCCTGTGGGGTGATGCCAGCCTCGACCAGGCGACGAACTTCAACGAGTTCATCCTGAATCGCGCGAACATCGAGTTCAGTGTTTTCAGACAATGAGCTCTCACTTTCTTGGATGTCGTCGGTCGGTTCAGTCTCAGCCTCGGCTGGTTCCTGTTCCTCGCGAACTTGGGTGATGCCTGCTCCAGCGAACGCCGGCCAGGGTACCACGCTGAGTTCAAACAACTCAACGAGGGTTCTCGTGATGACTTTGCCTTCACGAGTTTGTTCGACTGGCTTGAAACCAATCGAAAACTTGTTTAGAACGCCATCGCGCATAAGCGCAAGCGTTTCGTCGGCGCGCTGAACGCCTTTGGTGAGTTTGGCAACAATCTCGAAGCCTTCCTCAGTGTCGCGACCTTCGATGACTTTACCGATTGGTAGATCGTCGTGCTGGTGGCCGTAAAACAACTTGACATTTTCAACCGAGCGGATTGCACCTGGAGCAAACTGCTCTTGGTAAGTGCCGATGTCTGCGGTCTGGCCGTATGGCACAGCGATACCGCGAATCGTTCCTTCAGCGTCATCGTCGAGTCGCATCTCGATGTGGCGTGTTTCAATCTCCATTTAGAGACCTTCCTTTGCTCGGACTTCATCCGGGGTGAGCCATGCTTGACCAGCCAGGGCGACGTCATACATCTCCCAGCGAGTTTTCATGTCTGCCTTGAACAAGCCCTCGTAGTTAAAGCGAACTGTGTTGCCGCGTGGTAGACAGTTGCTTAGTGCGTCCTCGATGGCGTTGGTGTAGCCCATGAGGGTGTGGCGATAGAACGTTTGCTGCTCATCGCTGAGGTTCGAGTAAGTGTCGCTCGAGCCGTCGATACCGGTCAACAAAAGTCGGGCTGGCACACCAAACAAGCGAGCGATTGTCTGGGTAGACTGTGCTGCGACGTTAGTGAACATCAAGTCCTGCGGTGTTGCGTTTATGGCTTGGTAATCGAAGCCCTCGCTGAGCACTGCTAGTTGTCTTGTCGCCTGCTTGGTGTGCCAGTTCGTTGTAATCTCGTCAGCTTGGTCTTTGGTGAGCATCTTGCCGGTCTTTAGAACGCCGGTAGGGACACCGCCCGAAGCGAACCAGGTGCTCGCAAAGTTGCGTAGATCAAGAGCGGTTGCGATGTCGTTGCCTGCAGCTTGAATCGGACCGAGACCGCGAAGGTTGCCAACGGTCGTGAACAATCTCATGTGTTCAATCTCGCGTGTGGTGTAAGTGTTGCCAAGATAGTCAAAAACCTTTTGCCCGGTCATGCCGTTCACACCGTCGAGGCGTGGGCTGATTGTGGTCGGGTCTAGCGCGGTTAAGTCGTTTACTTGGCCGCGTGAGTCGTATGACTTGAACCAGAATGCTTCACCGTTGATTGCCAGGCTGGTGACGGTTGAAAAGATAAAGTCTTTGCGCGACTCGGACAAGCTCGGGTTGTTGACCAGCACCGGGTTCTCGACCTTGAGCTCGAGACCGCCACCGTAACGGTAAGTTTCAAGCGGTAGGGCTTTCGAGATTGGTGTCGCAATGATCTGAATGGCGCGGTAGACCGAGGCCAGAGATAGCGCAGTTTGCGTAGATACGTAAGTGTCTGAACGCACTGGAATGTTTGGAACGGCGGCGCGACGTTCAATCGGAACGTTGCCGGTCAATCTTTGCCAAAGTGTGGCCATATAACAACCCTATAACGATTTGACCGATTCGTGATTTACGGGCGTGTTGCGTGTGTCGTTTCTAGTATACTCCCACGCCAGACATTGTTTGCGCGTTAGCGACATGAAGCGCCCAGACGGTTGCCAGGAGCGCGTCGATGTCACCGATGGAGTCTTTGCGTGAGATTTGCCAATACTCGCCAACATACTTTGCGACCGCTTGGCCGTTCTGCATGACAAGCAACGGGTCGTTGTTGTGTGTCACTCGACCGTTAGCAAACATGGCGTAAGCGGTCATGCACGCGGTGTTGATTTCTTTGTTCCAGAGATTCCAGACGGTGATGCCCTTGTCTTTCAACTTACGATGAAGCGAGTGCATTCCGCGATCGTCGAGCGCAACTGCGTTGATGGCTTGCTTGCGACAGATTTGCACAATCAACTCCACCAGCTTGTCTTCGGTCGGGTTCACCAGCGAGGCAACAATCTCGGTCTGGAAGTTGTCGCCAACTCGTTTTGCAGCTGCAATCGTTGCGTGCTCGAAGTTGCGCGTTACGTCAACGCCGAGAATGGAGTTCTCGATGTTCTCAATACCGGTGCCCGATGCGCGTCTAAACAAGTCGCCCGGTAGCCATGTTTCGCGCACTCCGCTGATGAACTGATTGAGCGTGTAACGGCGCACCTCGTGTTCGGGCTGGGTCACAATGTCTTGCAGCACTCGCTCGATAGGGATACGGCCACACTCCACCGCAGGGTTGGCTGCCTTGATTGCTTCAGGGTCATCGAGGTCGGAGTTGGCTGGTGCTTCCCAGATGAACGCGCCAAAGCGTTCCAGGTTCTTGTCTCCAGCAATGGCTTGCTCAGCCGAGCGATACAAATCGATAAGTGTTTGTGATTCTTGGTCACCGGCCGTAGTAATCATCACAACTTGAGCACCGGCAACCGCTGCAGTGCCTTTGAGCGCAGCAGTCCAGATTCCACGCTTTGCGAGGTGACCTTCATCCAGGATGCACCGACCGCCGATTGTAATACCCTGCATCGACGACTCACGCGCCGGGCTGACGTTGTATTTGCCACTGCCGTCGATCTTTGCCAGACCTCTAGTTTCTGTGGTCTTCTTGAACCGTTTAGAGAGCCAGGGAGTCGAGTCAATAACGTGCTTGACGCGAGAGTAAATAATGGATGCTTGTTCACGAGTTGATGCAAGTGAGAGGCAATCACCTCGTCGAAACGCTAACGCTTCGAGAGCAAGCGCACCGCCGAGCACAGACTTACCGTTCTGCCGACCGAGGCTAACAACAACCTGACGGTAACGCACTTCGCCAGGGTAATCAGGATGATCATCGGGATAGCGCTCGAGCATGGCGCGCAACAGCCACTTCTGCCACTCGTCGAGCTTGAGAGGCACGTCACTCTCAGGGGTTACCCAGCACAGTTCAATCAAGTCAATGAGACGGTCGCCATCGGTCGGGAAGTCCGCCGACAGCGGTGGTGTGAACCGGGCTGGAAGTTGCATTACCTTTTGAGCATCTCGGCCAGAGGGTCAAACTCTGGCGCGGAACCGTTCAAGTGTCGGCTGATCTCGAGAATAGTCTTGCGAAGTTCAGCTGCGGTCGACGTGTTGCCCTTGTCATCGAACTCAGCAGCCAGCCTTAGGGCTATTAGGGCAAGCACCGCAGATTCCGCATTTAGTTCGCACTCGTTTAGCCAATCTTTCAAGGCTGATTCAATCATGTTGACTCCGTTCTAACCCGAATAATCTAACTCGGTTGTGTAAATGAAAGT